TGGACGATTACTAGCGGTTGTCTCGTGACCTCTTACTCTGAAACTTCGGCCGTGGGCGGGGCCGTTGGGTTCAAGGCGAGTATTGATATCGTCGTCCTGCCCGTGAGGACGGTTGTGTAATGGCGCTTCCGGTCGTTCCCCTCGGTCGGGGCACCGTCGAAATCGGCGGGGAAACGGTCGAATTCCGCAGCCTGTCCCGCTCACAGGCCTTACAGCTAAATTCCTTCAAAGGCCGTGAGGATGAGGCGGAGGTTTTTATCCTGATGGGCGGGACAGGCTGTAGCGAGGATGAGGCAAGGGCCTTTAGGGACGGCAACGATACGGAAACGGCGGGCATCCTTATCGACGCAATCCTCATCCTCTCGGGCCTTGCGAATAACCCAAAAGCGTAGGCCAGGCCGACTATGAACGGGCCTTCATGGAACAGGAATTAGACCCGTTTGATTTCGTCCTGGCAGAACAATTGCATATGACTGTCGCGGGATTGGGCGATATGTCTAACGCTGAATACCTGGCATGGCGGGCCTTCTCAAACTATCGAACCGCCATGGCAGAGCTAGAGGCGAAAGAACCGCAATGAGCGATGAACGCGTCAACGTGCGGGGCATTCGGGAGCTATCCGCAGCCTTCCGCAAGGTTGACGCGGAAATCGGCCAGGAATTGAAAGATGCGTTTATGGCGGTCGCTGCGCGAGTCGTGGCGATCGCGCAGCAGCGTATGCCGCACAAGAGCGGCGCGGCTATGGCGAGCGTCAAGCCGCGCGCATCCCAAAAGGGGGCGGGTATCGCTTTCGGGGGCACTAAGGCCCCATATATGCCCTGGCTAGACTTCGGCGGGAGCGTGGGCCGGGGACACAAGCCGGGGGTCGCATGGTCGGGGGCGATTGGGCGGGATTGGCTCGGCAAGCCTGGCGGGGATGGGCGCTACGTCTATCCGGCTATTTCGGAAGCTCGGGACGATACCGAAGCTGCGACGTATGCGGCAATGGAAAAGGCGTGCCGTTCGGCCGGCTTTGATTGGAGCGACCGCTAATGACGCGGCAAGTCGTCGTTGAAATCGTCGGGGATGCCTCTAAGTTTTCCAAAGCGACCGGCGATGCCATTACCAAAACCGAAGGCCTTACCTCAAAGCTCAAAAACGTTGGTAAGGGTATGGCGATCGGTGCCGGCATTGGGGCCTTTGGCCTTCTGTCGGGTGCCGTCGATACTGCAATAGGCAAGCTCGGGGAGGCTGCGGCAGCGTATCGGGAGGACCAGGCAGGGCAACAAATGCTTGCCCTGGCGCTCAAAAACAACATCCCCAATTGGGACGGCAACGCAGCCGGCGCAGAGGCCTACGCTGCCGCGCAGGGCCGTTTGGGGTTCGCTGACGACGAGGTGCGGGCGAGCCTGGCGCAGCTAGTCGGGGTTACGGGCGACCTCACGAAAGCGCAGGAAATCAACAGCCTTGCGCAAGAGCTAGCTCGAGCGAAGGGTATTGACCTGGCGCAAGCTACCGACATTCTCACGAAGGCCCATATGGGCAACGGCAAGGCCCTAAAGGGGTTGGGTGTCGATATTGGGGATGCCAAAACCGGCGCTGAGCTTCTAGATGCGGTACAGAAAAACGTAGCGGGGTCCGCTGAGGCGTGGGCCGCTACGAATGAGGGCAAGCTAGCAGCCTCCAACGTCGCGGTTGGAGAGGCAATGGAAAAGGTCGGCAAGGTCGTTGACGACGTAGCACAGGTTGCGTTGCCGATCCTGGCAGATGCCTTCACAACCGTTATTGACGTGCTCGGCCAGGTTTGGGAAGCCGTGGGGCCGGTCGTCAATTCCCTAATGCGTTCCCTGCGGCCGGCCTTTGAGGCAATGCTACCCATCGCAAAACAGGTGTTCGGCACGATCCTTCGAACAATCAAGGATTTACGTCCTGTGTTTGAAACGGTGTTTGCCGTCATCGGGAAGATCATTGCGACGGCCGTTCAGCTATGGGGCGTGCAATTCGAGATTGTCAAGAAAGTAATCGGCACGGTTGTGGACGTGTTCAAAGGCATTGGTACGGTTGTCGGCAAGGTGTTTGACACGATCCCGAAGGCCGTTCGCTCTGCGTTCAATCTCGTTATCGGGGCAATCAACGGGATTATTCGGGCAATCAACAGCGTAAAGGTGAGCATTCCCAAGATTGGGGTTGAGACTCCAATGGGGTTTGTTGGGTTCGGTCCCTTTAGCTGGAACGGCCTAAACCTCGCCTCTATCCCCTATCTGCATTCCGGCGGGCTAGTGCCTGGCACCCCCGGTTCAGACGTTCTGGCGATGTTGCAGGCCGGGGAACGCGTATTGCCGGCGAGTGCCAGGGGCACCGGAGTTACGGTCATCGTCAACGGGAGCATTCTGGGCGTTTCCGGCGTTGACGAGCTTATGGATATCATCGCGGTACGCTTGCGCTTGCAGGGTGTATAGGAGGCTTGACCCGTGATTTTGCAATTGCTGGTCGGGGCAGGCCCCGCCGTGAACCGCCTTGCATACGTCAAAGATGGGACGTTGCGCACAATGCGGCGGGCGGATGGCTCGCAGGGAACGTGCGATTTCACGCTTGTCAATTACTCAATTGACGACGATGTAGATATCAACGTCGTTGATAGCTCGACGGGCGATAACTACTTCATTGGGCACGTTCGTTCCCGCACGTACACAGAGGTTTCAGACTCCCTGTATTACTGCCAGGTTTCCTGCCAGAGCGATACCGCAGTAGTGGGCGACCTCGGCGCGGCCCCGTGGAATTACAGCATTACCCCTAACTACTCAACGACGTTCCCGTACACAAAACTTGAGTCTGCGCAGACAAGCGCAGTAGGGAGTGCATACCCTGGCGACGTTGAAACGACGATTACCGTTACGTCGCTATACGGGGCAGATCTAGAGCCTGGTCAAACAATCGACGTTGTTGCCAATGTTGTAAATGCGAGTGACCAGCGCATACAGGAAATCTCTACAACGTGGCTCAACAAAACAACCCCGCTATTCGTCGTCAAGGCCGGCAATCCCCCCATTCGGCTAACGACGCTAGCGCCCAATGAGGGGACGTTTGCACAGGTCGCAATCGCGGATGCGGAATGGTCCCTAATTGACTCGGGCACCGCAGGCATAACGATGCTCGGGGATTTCGGCCAGGAAATTCATGCGCACGAGGAACAATGGTACGAAATCGGCGGGGGTTGGATTTCGTTTGCGAATTCTTGGGGGAATTACGGAAGTACGTTCAATACCGCAGCCTTCCGCCGTGACGCGACAGGGTATGTGCATCTGAAAGGCCTTATCAAAGACGGCACGGTAGGCTCGTCGGCCTTTACCCTTCCTGCTGGTTGGAGGCCGGCCGCGCGTGAGCTTTGCGGCACGATTTCCAATGATGCCATCGGGCGGGTTGACGTTCTTTCGGATGGAACCGTTGTTCCTACGGCTCCCTCTAATAACGCATACGTGTCCCTTGACGGAATTACCTTCAAGGCTGGCGGCTAGATGGCGGGCACCTTGCGGCGGTGCCTTGACTGCGGGGACGTAGCTGCTACGTCCCCTTGCCGTCCCTGCCGGGCCGCGCGTCAACGCCGCAGGAACGCCGATCCTAAACGCCGTGCATACCGCAGGCCTGAGTACCTTTCGCAGCCTGCTACGGGCCTCTGTTGGCTCTGTGGGAAGCCTGGCGCGGATACGCGCGACCATCTGACGTATCTACGGCTTGACCCCGAAAGCATCATTACGCTTCCTGCCCATCGGGCCTGTAATAGCGGCCGGCGATGACTGAACCGGCAGAGGAAAACGGGTACCGCATCCTGCATCTTTTCGAGGTTATGTTGCTCGCAATGGAGCAACGACTAACCGCAAAGATGGACGATAATTCGCGGTTAGCCTCTGAGCGATGGGTGCGCCACGATCGGGAAGCTGAGGCGATGGTCGCGCGGCTAGCGGCCCTTGAGACTACGTTAGGGCTACATCTTGACGAGGCCCGCACGCACAAGCTGATTGTTGACGCACGCGCCAGGCCTATTCGATCGTTCGTGGGTTGGCTTTGGGACCATTGGCGCGACCTTGTGCTACTGGCGATTGGCCTATTTGCCCTGCTGACTACGCTATCTGAGTTAGTCGCTAGGAGTTAGGAACATGGCGCTTACCGTCAACGGCCGCAAAATCCCGCGCAACGATTGGGAAGGTGACGACCGGACCCCTGGCGCGGGCGGGCGATACGTTACGTGCATGGATACCGCAGCCGGCCGGATGGTTGCCTACGCTACCAATCTGCGTATCGACAAAGATGGGAAGGTGTACCGCGCAGCGCTTAGGCCTGCCGACCCTAACGGGATCACCTTTGACCAGGCAGAACAAGCCGTGCGCACCGTTGCGCGCTTGCCCCTGCATCACAAATCGGGATGGTCACAGGCGACCGCGCAGGCCTGGCTAAAGGCCGGCAAGGGCCTTATCGTCATCGGGCGATATGACACGATCCCCCGCGCGTATCGGCACCAGTATCTAGCCGGCTTCAATCACGCGATGTTCGTTACGCATATCGACCGCTCGGGGAAGATGCGCCTGTATGACCCTCTCAACCCCGACATTTACGCGTATGGGCGCATCGTGCCGGCTTCTATCCTCTGGCCCTTCCTGGCAAGCCTGGGATGGATGGCGGGGTACGTGCCTCTACAGCCTCTTTAGGCTATTGACAGACTAGCTGGCACAACCGCAGAGTACGCAGTCGAGCGGGGTAGGTCGAATGCAAGCCTCCCGCCCCGCTCGAAATACAGAGGCTTGCAGAAAGAGGCTTGCGTATGTGCTCCCGTAGCGATTACCCACCTTATGAGGACGGGACCCCCAACCGGTGCGGTGTCCATACCTTCGTAACGACTGACGTGTGCGGGTGCGCACCGATGACCGACTCCCGCATCGCTGCGCTGGCAACGATCTTCGCGGACGAGGTAGTCAAGCACCGTTCTGGTCTGCGTGACGAGTTTCCGCTCACCGAATACCGCGCTCTCCGCTCCGCGCTCGCCCGCCACCTGATCGACGCTGAGGATGACAAGGCCGAGATCGAACGGCTACGTGCCCGCGTGGCGGACCTAGAGGAAATGGTCGAATGGAAATGAACGATCCCCGCGGCGCTCCATTGTCGGATGAGCAGGAAGCATGGTGGTATCAATTGGGCATGAACGAATACGAACGCATGATGCGCAAGATGCAACGCGAGCGCATCGCATGGGTACTGCTTTCGTGGGCAATCTTCATTGGCTCGGTTGCCCTTCTCGCCTTCCTGATTTGGGTAGGCCTAGTGCTCTTTTACGCGATGTTCGGGTCATGAACATTGAACGCAGCGCAGATCATCACTACACCTACGAAGGGCAGACGTATCCGGGGGTAACGTCAATCCTCAAGGTGATTGATAAGAGCGGGCCGCTAATGGCATGGGCCGCGCGACAGACGGCGGAAGCTGCTGTAGCGCTGATGGATACCATGCCTGAGCTTTACAAAACGGTAGGGCCAGAGGGCATCGTCAAGGCCCTTACCTCCCGTTCGTCATGGAAACGGGATGAGGCTGCTGCGCTAGGGACAGAAATTCATGCCCTGGCAGACCTTGTGAACAGGGGCGAGCCTACCCCGCCGATCCCCGAAAGCTCTAGATCGCACGTTCTCAAGTACGCGGAATGGTGGCGCGCGTCGGGTTGGAAATTGCGTGCCTCTGAGGCAATGCTAGTCAACGTGCGCATGGGTTACGGGGGCACGATCGACCTTCTGGCGCGCGATGCAGACAAGCGCACCGTACTTGCGGATATCAAAACAGGCCGATTGGTCTATCACGAGGCCGTACTACAGCTAGCGGCCTATGGCATGGCAGAGGTTATCGAGGTTGGGGGCGAGATTTTCAAGATGCCTGCCCCCGATCGGTTCGTCATCCTGCACGTAACAAAGGACGGGGTACGTGAGGTTGAGCTAACGATCGGTAGCCTTGACCGCGAGGCCTTTGCAGGGTGCCTGAAATTGAACGAATGGCAACAGAGCATGAAGGGGCGCGACCTGTGAGCGATTACACACCTGAGCTTGTGGCTATCGGGCGCATCCTCGAGAGGATCGCGCGTTGCCTCGAGTCACAAACGGGCATGGTCGCCCCTGTGCCTCATCTGCCTAGGCCCGCCGGCACGGCATACGCGCCAGGGGACAAACACGACCCTACGCATAACGAATTGAAGATGAACCGCGCGGGCCTTTACTGCCCTACGCGTTTGCCCAATGGCGCATGGTGCCCCTGGCGACCCGCCAGGACGGGCGAGAATGCCCCACAAGCCGCGCAAACCGTCGTTGCGGTGTCTGATAGCACCCCGACATTTACAGGGGTGTCACAGGCCGAATTTAGGCCGGAGGATTTGCCTTGAACGTCCCTCTTTGGGTACGCAAGTTTCTTGTTGACTTCATCGAAACAGGCATTGCCGCCATCCTGGCGCTAACGATCATCGTCCCGACCAATGCAGAACAGGCCAAAGAGGTTGCGTTGGTCATTGGGGCAGCCGTAGCAGGGGCGCTGATTAGCGCTGTACGTAGGGCTGCACCTGGGTTCCTTGAATGGCTCAAGGGCAAGCTCGGGGCAAGCTCTTAGTACCCTCTCGCGCGCGCGTGTACGCGTAGTGCACGCGCGCAGGCTAGCTAGCTAGCACGCACGCTAGCTAGCTAGCAGGCTCTTTCTATTGAAAGAGCTAGCTAGCACGCAAGCTAGCTAGCTAGCTAGCAGGGGACACACGTTGACAACCTCTAAGGCAAAGGCAATCGGTAGCGCAGCAGAGCGCAAGGTTGCCGCCATGCTCAAGGGCATACGCGTAGGCCAGGACGGCGGGCCTGTAGATGTGCGCTTGATTGGGTACGCAGACCTGCAAGTAAAGAACCTAAAGACGCTTCCCTCTTTGAGAGAAATCGACAGCATGATTGACGCTATCCCCGAAGGCCTGTTGCGTGGGGTCGTTGTCATTGAGCGAGCAGGGTATGGCCGGCGCGGTACGCGAACGATTACGTTTGACCTTGACGAATGGGCAGAGTGGCATGGGGGAAGCTGAAAACCTCTACAGGTTGACCCTCCATAACCCCGGTCCCGCGTCCTTTCTGGTCACAGCAGGCTAACGGTGCCAGGCTTCGCTAAGCGTGTAGTAACGCACGACCCCGGCCCCTGGCGGGCCTGGCGCAAGATGAGCCGGCACGGGCGAGCGATCAAATTCATACAGACGTACTGCGCGGCCCCGAAGGGGGAGGGGTTCGGTAAGCCCCTCAAGCTGCACGCATTCCAACGGCACTATCTCGAGGAAGCGTTTTCCCAGGGAGTGCAAGTAAGCGTTATGCCGACCCCTCGAGGGAACGGCAAGAGCACGTTTGCCGCTGCTATTGCCGTATGGGCGACGTTTGACGCGGACACGACGGGCACCCCACAGGTGCCGATCGTCGCTACTACCGTGGGCCAGGCTATCCGCAGCGTGTACGGGGTAGCCGAAAAGATGGTCAAGGCTTCCCCCGACCTATCCGATCGGGCGCTCATCTTCACAGGAACAGGCACCTCGAGGATTGTTGTGCCGTCCTCCGGGGATGGGGAATGCTTCCCAATCGCTAACGACCCGGACGGGCTACAGGGCCTTGACCCCTCGGTAGCGGTTTGCGATGAGGTGGGGTTTCAACCGCTAGACGCGTGGGACAGCCTGGTACTCGCAGCCGGCAAGCGTTCTAGGTCGTTGGTTATGGGGTTGGGCACCCCTGGCCTAGACCGCGACAATGCGCTATGGCATCTGCGCGAGCTTTTCACGGGCGGGCTAGCCCCGCGATCGTTCCGATTTCGTGAGTACGCAGCAGATGCCGGCTGTGAGATTGACGATCGTAGGCAATGGCGGAAGGCCAATCCGGCGATCGGGGCGGGGTTCCTGCGGGAAGATGCCCTAGTTACGGCCCTGGCGATCGTGCCCCCCTCACACTTCCGGGTATTCCGTTTGGGGCAATGGGTAGAGGGTGTCGAGTCCTGGCTAGGCGATGACGGCCGTTCGGTATGGGATGCCGGCGAGCGCCCGTACACGTTTGTTGACGGTGCCCCTACGTGGGTTGGCATAGACGTAGGTATCAAACGCGATAGCTCGGCCATCGTGACCGTTCAATATCGGGAAGATGACCCCGCAATACTCCATGCGAAGGCCCGTATTTGGGTGCCAACCGCCGACGAACCTGTAGACGTGACCGACCTTATGGGCTATTTGCGCGAGCTAACGAAGCGCTACAGGGTCGGGGCAGTCTCATTTGACCCGCGATTTTTCGACGTTCCGGCGAAATTCCTATACGACGAAGGCCTACCAATGGTCGAGGTGCCGCAATCTGTCGAGCAGATGACCCCGGCTGTGGGCGCGTTGTATGAGCTTGTGAAGGGTGCCGGCTTGACGCACGACCGCGACCCCCTGTTTGCGCAACAGGTTTTGAACGCGATCCCTCGCCTCAATGAGCGGGGGTTTACCCTGTCGAAAGGCAAGTCTCGGGGCCGGATTGACGCGGCTATCGCTCTTGCCCTGGCCGTTGACAGAGCGCAACACAAGAAAAAGCCGCGCGCACCGCTCGTCGTCCTTTGATATTTCCTTGACTATTGCGGTACCCTGCGGCTAGTGGGTAAGAAAAAGCGTCGAGCACTAGCCGCCACGACGGTTGAAACATTCGATACAACCCCGTCGTATTCGATTGGCGACCCCGCATTTGCCGATTTCCTGCGTATGTCAGGGGTCAATTGGGGCGGGGACGTTAGCGAGTCGAGCGCGCTAGGCCTTACCGCCTTCTATCGCGCGGTGTCCCTTATCGCGGGAACCGTCGCGGGCCTGCCCCTCAAGGTGTACCGCGACCTCGGCAACGGGCAACGCGAACAGGTGCCGCATTTCCTGAGTGACAACCCCGCCGGCCCCTATGATCTGTCTGCGTTTGGCTGGTGTGAAACCGTCATGCTGCACCAGCTATTGCACGCGGACGCGTTCCTCAAGGCGATTACGAATGAGGCCGGCGAGCTTATCGGCCTTTGGCCGATACACCCCCTGGCGGTTACGGGGGTCCGGTGGGACGGGGCCGATAAGGTGTTCACGGTTGCCCTGGCGAATGGCAAGAGTGAGGAATTGGTCACGGGCGAAGTCACGCAGATTATGGGTATGTCGAGTGACGGCTTGCGCGGCACTCCGCCCCTGAGCTTGTTTCGCCAGGCACTAAACACGGCGAAGGCATCGGATGCCGCAGCTAACCGATCGTTCGTTACGGGCGCTCTTATCTCGGGCCTTGTGACAACCGACGAGGATATCGACAGCGAGGAAGCTAAGACAATCAAGGAAGCGCTAAATGCAAAGATTGTCGGTACTGAGAATGCCGGCGCGATTGCCTTTGTGAACCGATCCCTCAAGTTTTCCCCATGGAAAATGTCGAATGTTGACGCGCAATTCCTAGAGTCTCGAGCGTTCGGGGTTGAGGAAATCGCGCGGATGTTCGGCCTTCCCGTAAACCTGTTGTCGGTTTCGGGGGCGGTTTCCAATTGGGGGACAGGGGTAGCGGAAGCGAACCTAGGCCTACAGAAATACGTTTTGATGGGCCATACGTCGCGCATTGAGTCTGCGGTGCGGGCGATCCTGCCCCCGGATCTGTTCGCTGAATTCGATTACCGTGGGCTATTGCAGGGCAGTCCGCGCGAGGAAATCGAGCTATTGATTGCACAGGTTGGGGCGGGCCTGCTGACGGCCGACGAGGCACGGGCGATCATGAACCGACCCCCATTGCCGGCACCGCCTAAGCCTGCCCCGAAGGCCCTGCCCCCGTTGGACGATGACCCCGACGAACTGGAGAATGAAAGTGCCTAGATCGGATACCTGGCGCGCGATCGGTTGGGAGGCTGGTTGCACGGCTGCGCTCGTCACCCCGCCCGTTGCGATTAGCACGGCAACCCCCGCGCTTTTCCCCTCTGCGTCAACGGGGATTGATACGCGGAATTTCCCCCGGCAGTCCGTTCTATTGGTAATCGCCTGCAAGATTACGACCAACGGCACGACGATTACCGTTACTGAGTCGGCAACGACGAACGGCACCTACACTGCCGCAACGACCTCGGGCACGCTGACTAAGATTTCGGCGGATGGCACGCAGTACGTGACCGTTCTCAAAAACCCGGCTAAGCCGTTCATTCGCGTTACCAGTACGGGCGACAACGCAGGCATGGCGGGCATCCTGTCTGTAGTGGCGCTCGGGGTTTAGCGCATGGAAAGGGTGACGTTTGCCGCTACTGGCGAGCTTGTCGGGAATACCCTTTCTGGCACGGTTCACGTATTCGGCACGCGAACGCTACAGACAGGATGC